TCATGGCAGGTGTCGAGGAGGGCGGGGTGGAACATCTCGCGCAGATCGACGCCCTGGGGGGGCACGATGATCTCCGCCACCCGGCCATCCACGATGCGTGCGTAGCGTGCCATGCTCAGTACTCCACCATCACGAGGCCGTCCGCGCCCCTGCCGCCCGGGCCGCCAATCGCGCCGCCACTGCCGCCACAGCCCGGCGAGCCGCCGTTGTGGCCAGCCGCCACGCCGATGTTGGGACCCGACTTGGTGCCGCACCAGGCGGCGCCGCCAAAGCCACCGCCCATGACGCCATCGGAATAGGGCTGGCCGAGGCCGCCGCCAGTGCCGCCGACCTGGAACTGGCCGCCGGCCGCGCCGCCGCCATTGCCAGCGGTGACGGCCGAGCCACTATTGGCGCCGGTGCCGCCGTGGCCACCGGCCGCGGAGAGCAGCGCGCCGAAGCTGCTGGCGCCGCCAGTCGCGCCATCGCCCGCAGCGGTGCCGCCGGCACCGCCGGCACCGACTGTGACCTGGTAGACCATGCCCGGCGTCACCTCATAGACGCCCTCGACATAGCCGCCGCCGCCGCCGCCGCTGCCGGCCGAATTGACGCCATAGGTGCCGCCGCCGCCGCCGCCGGCGGCGATGACCTTCACCCGGATCCGGGTGACACCAGCGGGCACGGTCCAGGGGCCCGAGCTTTGGAAATAGGTGACGTGGGGCGCGAACAGAGCGCGCAAGGCGCTGAGCACCTGGCTCCAGTCGTCGCGGTTGGGGGTCAGGCCCGCCGCCAGGATGATGGAGATCAGCTCTTCCTGGATCGGGTTGAACTCGTCGGCGCCAAAGATCGAGGATTCTTGGCCGCCGGCGGGATCGCCATTGGTGCCGAAGCCCGGCGTGCCGATGGCAGCCGCCAGGGCCGGCTTCGCAGAAACCTGCGTGCCGTTCGCGATGCGTTGCATGGGGGTCCTCAGACGTACTGGAACAGCAGGATGGTGTGGGCCGGGGCGACCGAGCGCAGCTCGCACTCCAGCACCGCGTTGCCCCAGGAGCGGAAGCGCTCGCCGAGGCCGCTCTGGCCCATGCGGAAGGGCCGCACGGTGGTGGCCGGCGCGCGGATGGCCCAGGCATGCGCCCAGGCCGCGTGGCGCATGCGGTCGCCCATCCGCATGGTGCCCAGGCGGGAGGGCGCGTATTGCCGGATGCTGACCGTGTAGCCGAGCTGGGCGGCGCGCTCGATGAAGTAGGCCGGCGTCTGGCCGCCGCGTGCGGTCAGGCGGGCCACCACCTGGCCGCGCCGCTGCTGCAGCGAGGGGGCGGGGCCGGCGCAGGGGTCGGGCAGGCCGAGGGCGGCTTCCCATTCGGGCAGCAGCTCATAGGCGGTGGCCGGAAAGGCATCCACCAGCAGGGCATCGGCGCGGGCGCGCAGGCGCGCCGCCGTGACCGCCACGCCCTGCAGGATCTGGCCCAGGGCGCTGCCGGTCTCGCGCGGCCAGACCACGCCGGGGGGCAGCAGCGCCTGCAGCGCCGTCTGGAACTCGGCCGCCGTGCGTTCAGGAGGGCTCGGCATGGTCAGGACCAGGTGATGGTGTTGAGGGTGGCGAGAGAGCCGGTCGGCGCCACCACCGGCGCGGTGGGCGAAGCCAGCGTGTAGTGGCCGATGCCGGCGACGCTGGCGATGGCGCCGGTGATGTCGGATGGGTAGAGCGTGCCGCCTGGCTCCGCCGTGCGCCGTAGCATGCCGCGCACCGCCTCGGTGATGGCGGCGCGCAGCGTGGCGCTGTCGCCTTCGAGATCGGCGATGACGATGTTCAGCGGCAAGGGATTGGGCGCGCAGCTGAAGACCAGGGCGGTCACCGGCTGCAGCGGCAGGATGGCATCGGCGACGGTGAGCTGATCGCCCGCCGCCGGGGCGGTGCGCGTCTCGCCGGCGGCGCCACCATTGGACCCTTGCGGGAAGCCATTCTGCGCGGCGCGCACGTCATCGAACATGGTGTAGACCACCACCGTGCCGGCGCCGGCGCCGTTCGGGCTGACCCAGGCGCGGGTGACGCCGGGCACCGTCTTGGCCCAGGCGAGGTAATCGGTGGCAGAGCCACCCTGCGGCGGCGCGCGGTAGCGTTCCAGCATGCGGGTGCGGAAGTCATCCTCGTCCTCGATGTCGGCGCCGCCGGCGATGGCGGTGACGACGCTGCCGGTGGCATTCACCCCGGCCACAGCCGAGGCGATGACCATGGCTGCGCCCTGGGCCGTGCTGCCGGCGGCACCCGGCTCCACGGCCTGCACCGAGGCGCGCAGCTGGCTGGCGGCATCCACGGTCGCCAGCGCCGTGGTGAAGAAGGCGACGCCGTCGGCGGAGCGGACCAGGCGGGTGCCTTCGGGCATGATCGCGCCGGGCGTGCCGCTGAAGAGCACCGCCTCCTCGCCGGCGGCGGTGCTGGCGGCGATGGGGTAGATGCCGACCAGCGCCGCCCAGGCGCGCAGGAATTCACCCGTCGCGGTGGCCGGGTTGGACTGCCGGGCGATCCAGTCCAGGTAGCCATAAAGACCATCGACAAAGCCGGCGAAGACCTTGGCCAGGATGCGCAGCGGCGCGGTGCGCAGCAGCACGAAATTGCCGGTGCTCTGCGCCACGTCGTTGGCGCCCTGGGCGAACAGGGTTTTGAGGGTCGGACGCTGAAAGGGCATGGCTCAGGCTCCCTGCCACGCCCAGGCGGCGGTGACGGTCTCTTGGGTGCCATCCAGGCGATGGATGGTGACGGTGCCGGCGATGCGCGAGGGACCCTGCCAGGCGGCCGCCACCGCGATGCGGGCGGCGATGCCGTCGGCGATCAGCCAGGCCAGGGCCTCGCGCATGTAGTCCTGGGCCAGGCGCAGCGTCTCCGGCAGGTGCTTGGCGCGCCGCAGCAGCCACAGGCGGGAGCCAATGGGCTGGTCGTCCAGCAGGTCGCCCCACCAGCCGCGGCGGTCGGTCTCGCCCGGCGGCAGCGTGTCGTCCGGGCTGGCGCGGCGGTCGGTGAAGAGGCTGACATAGACGGCGGTGACCAGCGGCGGCGCTTGCTCCAGCGCACCGCCTGGCAGCAGCGTCCAGTCGGCGCTGAAGCCGTCAGCGCTCCAGCGGATGGCGATATCGCCGCTCATGGCTTGGGCTGCGCGGTGAAGCCACCGCCACTCTCGACGCCGCCATGGATGTGCTGCTGCAGGCTGACCGTGCCGGCCAGCACGTCGCCGGCGGCCTCAATGCGGCCGGTGGTGGTCAGCAGCGGCGTGGTGATCTCGACCTTGGTGCTCGCCTTGATGGCGATGGTGCCGCCGCGCTTGATGTGGACGTGGTCACCCTCGTCGGTGTGGATGGCGACCTCGCCTTCGCGCAACTCGATCTGGTAGCGGGCATCGTTGGTGGCGATGATCAGGCCCTTGGAGCGGTCGCCAAAGGGAAAGATCATCACCGCCTGGGCGCCCGGCATCGGCCGCGAGGCAACGCCGTAGTGGCCCAGCAGCGGCGTTTCGTCGCGGATCTCGGCGTCATCGATGCGGACCTGGGCACGGCGCAGCGCCTTGCCGCCCAGGCCGGTGGTGGCCAGGATCCGCCCGAAGCCGCAGAGCGACAGCAGGCGGCCGGCCATGCGCTCCATGGCGCTGCTCATGGGGTTTCTCCGGCGCGGTTCTGCGAGACGCTGCGCTGCATGTCGGCCAGCACCTGCGCGTCAAAGGGCTGCAGCACGATGGGCTCGGGCTCGAAAGCCTCGGCCGGCATCAGCACCAGCTCGGCGCGGGTGCCCTCGGCGCCGCGCAGATAGGTCACATCGGCGATGACCCATTCCACGTCGCTGATCTTGAGCTGCGGCAGGTCCAGCGGCACCCGGGCATTCGGCTCCCAGAGCCGGCCGGCGGCATCGCGCCAGCTATCGACCGTCACCACCAGCATGCGGCCGCGGCCGTTGCGGCGGTTGCGCTCCCAGAGTGCCCGCTGCTCGGCGATGTCCTGGCCGAACTGCATCTGATCCGAGACCAGCACCTTGGGCCGGAAGCGCCGGCCGGTGCCGGGCTTGTCGGCGCCAACGGTGACGTCGGCCACCTGCACCCGCGTGTTGACGGTATCGGCGCCGCCGGCGGCGTGACTGATGTCCACCAGCAGATCGGTGGGCGACCAGATCACCTCGTAGAGGCTGTAGCGCTGATCGACGCTGAAGGTGGCCTGCGCGCGCTCCACATTGCCGGGCAGCGCGAGGCCGGAGGCCATGCGGTCGGTGCCGGCGCGCGACAGCACCAGGTTCCCGTCGGCGCCCTCATAGGCCAGCATGGCCGAATGGCGCGCGGCGCGCTCGATGATGTCCCAGCAGGTCTCGGTCAGGATGACGTTGAACTGCGGCACCGCCAGCCCGTCGCCGTCGCGGGCGGTGACCGCGATGTCGAAGAGGCCGCAGAGCTGCGCGACCAGGGCGCGGGTGCTGCTCTGCAGGACCTGGTTGTGCGCGCCGCGCAGATAGGCGGAGCAATCCACCAGGTCCTGACACTTGCCGCGCCCCACCGCCCGGATGACGTGCGAGCTGGGCGAGATCTCCGGGGCGTAGCGGTCGATGTAGCCGGTCACCACCACGTCGCCGCCGATCAGCACCTGGCAGGGCGCGCCGGCGCGGATCTCAGCCGCCTCCGCCTCGCCGGGGAAGCGGGCGGTGAACTGGATATCGAAGTCGGAGGGGCAGCGCTCGATGCCGCGGCTGACGCGGATCTCCTGCCAGCCGGACAGGCGCTGGCCTTCGGATACGAGCGTCAGCTCGCCGTCATCAGGCATGTCAAGGTTCCATCGAAAAGGCGCCCGAAGGCGCCGTGCTCTCAGAGTATCTAGCGTTGCGAGTGCCGCCGAATCGTTCTACAACCAGAACATTATCATCTTGCCGACGGAGGCCGACATGTCGCGCTGGGTGGTGCTCACTAAGCCGGGCTTAAAAGCCGGGAAGGGCGGGGAGGAGCCGCCGAGTGGCCCGTTGGAACGCATCGCGAGATATGTTCCGGCTGAGATTATCTCTCCGTACACGATGCTCTTCGCTGCATTCGTCTCTCTTGTTAAAGGCCGAATCACTGCCGAGTACTGGCCGCTTGTGCCGGCGGCTCTTATGTTTCTCTTCTTTCTTGCCACAATCGCATACGTGTGGCGTGAGACGAGCGGAGCCGTGCGGCGCGTCCACCTTATCGTGTCGCCCTTAGCTTTTCTTGCCTGGGCCTACCCAATATCCAGCGCCCTCCTCGGAGATTGGTTCGATGGGATTGTTGCCTTGTCTGCCCAGGCTATCGTGATTTGCCTCTCGATCGCCTTGTGGCGTGAGCCAGGGTGAAGAGATGCACATCCTCCATCGCCGTCTGGATGAAGACACGGAACTTCGCGATGCGGTGTCTGGTTTGAGCGAGCGAATTCGAGGAAATCCGCTCAAACATGCCTTGATCCTCGACCTCAACCCGGTCTGGCTCACCTGCTACCAGATTTGGGCTGCTGGCTATGATCCGGATTTACTGATCCGGCATTGGCCTGTTTTTCCCAGCTGGAGCTTTCTCGAACTCAACGGCCTAACAGACAGCCTGGATCTAGAAAAGCGGTTCAATGCCGTAGATCATTTTACCATGGCGATCTTTGGCCGTGGAACGACCATGCAGCCTTATATGCTGCGCATATATTCAAAGCCAATCCTTGAGCCGAATCCTTCACTTCTTGAATTGCGGGCCGCACTCGTCACTGCCGCCCGCGACGCGAAAATCCCAACGGTGGTGGAGATCCATACCCCAGCGCGGTTAATTGGAGCACCCGGGGATCGGGTACTGTCTTCCACTGGAAACATAGGAACGCTGGGTGGCTTTCTGAAGGATCCTGCCGCTGGCACGATTTATGGCATGACCTGCGGGCATGTCATTTCGAGCGGTACGGCCCTCACGCCTGCCGGATTGCTCGGCTCCTGCGTCAAAGCTGTCACACCCGTAGCACTTCCAGCTGGGGTATCGTGCTGCACCGGATGCAACCACATGACCGAGATCGACCTCGCGCTGATCCAGGTTCAGGGAGCTACATCGGTCAACAAGGCCACCAGCATTGCTCAGACAGTCTCGAACAAGCAACTGGTCGTCATGGATGGAGCAACAACCGGCAGCGTCCGCTACGAAATCGGTGGTGCCGTCGTGGAGCAGGAGATCGACGGATCCTGCTGGACACGCCTGTATCAGGTTCATGCACCAGTGAGCGCCAGCATCCTGCCAGTTTCTGTGAATGTTGCGATAACGACGCTTCCAGCTAACGGCGACTCTGGTTCGTGGCTATTACGAGGCGGCTCGGAGTGGGCAGGCATGGTCGTAGCAGCGGACGCGCTTCATGGATATGCTCTGGCAGCAACAACCCTACAGGCGGAGGCCAATAAATTGACCGGAACGGCGTTGGCGCTCGCGTGATTGAGCGACAGCTTTGTTAGCATCCCTGCTAGTGCCTATCTCGCCTTATCCAGAAGCGACCGCTGTTATCGACTCAACGCCTGAAAGATCGGCGGCAGGAAGAGGGGGTCTGGCGCATCGGCATAGGCGGCCAGCTGATCGGCGCGCTCCAGATCCTGGTAGAGGCGGTAGGCCTGCACCAGGCTCGGCAGCGGCGCCGCGGTCTTCACCTCCACCAGCGCGGCCAGATTGGCCGCCCGGGTGGTGAGGTCATTGGCCACGGCGGTCTTCAGTGCCCGCAGGGCCGTCACCGCCGTGTCATCGATGCCGCCGGCGGCGAGGATTTCTTCCTCCAGGAGCCCACAGAGCAGGTCCCGCAGGGCCACCGCATCGTCATAGGAGGCGGGGCTGCTGGCGGCGGCGGCGCGGGCCATCTCCACCAGCGCGGCGCGGCGGCAGAGCGCCGCCACGGCCGTCTGCATGGTCGCCATGGCGGTGCCGATCGTGTCGGCCGCCGTGCTGTCCTCCGGGCGGTAGCGGGCCAGCGGTGCCAGCAGGCGGATGCGCTCGGCCGGATCATCGGCCACGGCCGCCACGGCGGCCGCCAGGCGGCGCACGGCCGCCGCGAAAGCGCTGCCGCTCATAACTTGGCGGCCAGTGTCTGCACGTCCTCGCCTCCCTGGCTGACCGCCGCCTGTGCCCGGCTGAGGCGGCTCAGCCCGGCGGCGACGCTGTTGTTGCCCTGGCTGATGCGCGCCAGTGGCGAGCGCGCCCCGCTCAGGTAGCGGCTGAGCTTGTTGCCGACGCCCGGGATCAGCGAGCCCACCGAGCCGATGGCATTGGTGGCGCTGCCGACCAGGCGCGAGGCGGTGGAGGTCCAGCCGCGCACCGTGGTCTGCGCCTGCCTGACCGCATTCAGGCCGCCCTGCGCCGCCGCCTGGAGGCTGCCCAGGAAGGAGCCTTCCGAGGCGGCTTCCAGGGCGCTGGCCGCCTGCGCGACCGCATCACCGGTGGCGATGGCGCTGGCCGGGTAGAGGCGCTGCTCGCCTTCGACGAAGACGAAGCTCAGCTCGATCACCCGACCCAGCTCATGCCGGGCGGAGGTGCCGAACTCGACCAGGGAGACCTGCCGCAGCCCAAGGGTGGGATGCACCAGCTCGCCCGGGCCTTCCTGCTCGGCCGCCTCGATCATCTCGTCCTGCTGCTGCGCGACGTCGTCGCCCACCAGGTAGCCGACCAGATGCATGCGGCGCGCGCCGCGCCCCAGGTCCTCAACCCAGACCGCATCGCGGAAGGGATATTCATGCAGCGCGGTGCGCCGCCCAAAGCGGCTCTCGGTGGCCAGCACGTCGAATTCGACGCCGCGCCAGGAGGCCCGGCGCAGCGCGTCTCTCCAGCCCATCAGAGCCCTCCTGCCATGGCGCGCTCGACCCGCACGCCGCTCTCGGACCGCGTGGTGGTGGTGGCACGGGTGCCGGGCGGCAGGCCTTCCAGCCGCACCTTCACGTCCACCTGCTGCGGCGCCGCTGCGGCGGCCGCTGGGGCTGCTGCGGGGGCGGCTGCTGGTGCCGGAGCTGCGGCAGGCTGTACCGCCTGCGGGGCGGCCAGCTGCGGCAGCATGGCCGTCGCGGTGCGAGCCCGCGCGGCGGCCTCGCCCTCAGCGTTGGCCGGCCGCTCGTAGCGGCGTGACACCACCGCGCCGGCCTCGGCCGCCGTGCGGGTGTTGCGCAGCGCCTCGCCGGCGGCGCGCTCCTGGCCCTGCGTCAGCTCGTAGTGGACGAAGCCGAGCTGCTCCTGGAAGGAGGCCTGCTGGATCGGCTTGCCCGCCCAGAGCCGGAAGGCGCGCTGCCGGTCCGGGTGCCACTGCGCCAGGCCGAAGGCGCGGCCGCCATCGCCGCGCGCTTGGTGGTCCAGGCCGGCGCCGCTCTCATGCCGCAGATTGGCCACCACGCCGGCCGACTGTGCCGCCGTCCAGCCCTTCTCGCGGAAGAAGCCGAAGGCCTCACGCTGCCGCTCGGTGGCTTCCTCGCGGGTGTAGGCGCGAGCCGGGCCGCCCGGCGTCAGGTTGCGTCGCAGGGCGGCCGTCAGGCCGCTCAGCAGGCTGGGGGCGTCCGGTCCCCCCGGATCGACCGCCGGGGCGCCGTAGAAGCCGCCCAGGGCGCCGCGCGTGCCGAAGTTGCGCCGCTGCTCGGCCTGCTTGTCGGGGCTGTTGTCGCGCTGCTCGCCCAGCTTGTTCATCGCCATCACGCCACCGACGGCGGCGGTGATGCCGGCGGCGCCGGTGACGCCGAGCAAGCGGGCTGCCCAGATCGGCAGCCGGAAGGCGCCCAGCGCACCGAGCGCGCCCACGATGCCGGTCAGCGGCGTCAGCAGCTGCAGCGCCAGCACGGCGCCCAGCGTCTTGGCGGCGGTCTCCCAGCCGCCCATCCAGGCAATGGCGCTTTCCACGCCCCGGCAGATGCCCAGGATCTGGTCGCCGAGCTTCTGCAACCCGCCGCCGGAGACAAAGCGGTCCACGGCGCCGGCCAGCTTGGTGACGATCTCCTCGACACGCTGGCCGATCATCTCGCGGTTGGCCGCGATCCAGTTGGCCAGGCGCTCCAGCAGCGGGCTGATCACCGGCGCCAGGCGCTGAGCAATGGTGTTGACCAGCCCTTCGCCGGCCATCTGCAGGTGCGTCTGCGCCAGCTCGAACTTCTTGGCCGCCTCGGCACCCTGTTCGGTCACCAGCCCAAAGCGGCGGGCATCGGCCTCCCAGACGCGCAGCCCGGCCGAGCCCTGCTTCAGGAAGGGCAGCAGCGAGGCCGGCAGGCGCAGCGCCGACATGACGCGCGCCTGCAGGCGGGGGTCGGAGATCCGCGCGATGCCATCCGCCACCCCGGGCAGAGCATCGGAGGCCGAGCGCGCCTTGCCCTCGGCGTCGCGCATGGCCACGCCGAGCAGCTGGAAATACTGTAGCGCATTGGCGTCGCGGCCACCCACGGCGTCCGACAGGGCGTCGCCCAGGCCTTCCATGCCGGAGGCCATGTCCTCGGCCGAGGCACCGGCCAGGCGGGCGGCGCCCTGCATCGCCAGCAGGCCGGCGACGCTGGTCTGCACCCGGTAAGCCGTGTTGCTGAGCTGGGTGCCAAAGGCGGCCCAGCGGCTGGCCAGGTGCACCACGCCCGCCACCGAGCCCGCCGCCGTCAGCGCGCTCAGTGGCGGGATGATCTGCGCCATGGAGCGGGCAACGCCGCGCGCGGCCGTGCCCAGCGCCGTCAGGCCGCTCACCCGGGCGACATTGCTGCCGAGCCGGGAAAAGCTGTTCTGCACCCGCAGCGCCGAGGCATTGATGCGGGCCAGCGGCGCGGTGATGCCGTCCACGGCGCGCAGCGTGATGCTGAGGGCGCCGCCATTAACCGTGCTGGCCATCAGCCTTCTCCTCGGCCGGCAGCGCGCCGGCGCAGCTCACCCACCCACCACAGCAGCCGCGTGATGGGCAGGCGGTCGATGTCAGACGGGCCCCACCCGGTCGCGAAGGCGAGTTCGCTGATTAGTTCCCGCCAGCGGTGTCCGGGGAGGGCGGCGTAAAAGGCGCGAAGTAGTCGGAGGCGCGCTCCAGCACCCGCTGCGGCAGCTTCAGCATCACCTGTGCCGGCGTGTTGGACACGCGCTGGATCAGCTTGACGGCCTGATCGAAGGGGTCCGCGACCTTGCGGGCCTCCAGCAGGTCCTCGACCGTCGGTTCGCGCAGGGTCAGGCTGTCGTAGGTCTGCTGGTTCCACTCCACCGCCGGGAAGCGGATGCGCTTCGGCGGCAGGACATCGAGGATCTCTTCCTCGACGGTCAGATCATGCTGCAGATCAGTCATCGCGCACATCCTCGCCCTCGAAGCGCACCGCGTAGGTGGCCTCGCTCGCATCCACTTCGGCGGAATCGACATGGCACAGATCGGTGCCGCTCACCCGCTTGCCATTGGCCAGCTGCAGGGTGATCGACACCGAGACCATGTCCTGGAAGCCCGACAGCGAGGTGCCGGCCTCATCGCGCAGGGTCGCCTCGATAAAGCCGGGGGTGACTTCCTCGCTGTAGCCATGGATGCGATCCATGCCCTTCAGCGTGGTGCGCTTCACCTTGGCCACGCCATACTTCGGCTGGGACACCAGCGGATACTGGACGCCGTCGATCCAGATCCAGGCGCGCCCGGAGATGCGCTGCATTGCGCCCGACATGGATTAACCCTCCGCGTTGCGGGGCTGAACCGCCACGGCGAGCTGCCGCAGCTGGTCGATGGGAATGATCGGCAGCAGCGCGTCCACGCGGCAGCGGTTGGAGCCGTTGCGCTGCACCAGCAGGCTCGCCTTGAACTGCTCGTAGTTCTGCACGAAGCCATCACGCTCCAGGGCGCGGTAGCGGCCCAGGATGGCGTCACGGATGACGGCGGGCGTGACGATGTTGCTGCCGGCAGCGAAGTTGGTGCCGTCGCTGGCCAGCTTGAAGCGGCCGAAGGTGTTGGTGATGAAGCCGCGCAGGTCCCGGATCACATAAGCGATCGTGTAGAGCCGCTCGACATAGAGGTAGCTGTCGTCGGGCTGCCCCAGCGCGTTCTTCTGGTAGGTGGTGACAATGGTCTCGGTGGTGACCGTGCCGTCATCGCCCACCCGGAAGGCGCTCAGCCCATCCCAGAGCAGCACATTGCGCTCCGTCATGGTGAAGCGCTTCTCCACCGGCGGCGCCAGCATGTCGAGCGCCAGGCCATGCAGCGGCAGGCCCGGGTCGGCGCGCAGGCTGACGGCGCAGGCGGCGCAGAAGTTGGCCGCCACCAGCCAGGCCGGGGTCGGGCTGCCGTCGAAGGGCAGCACGCTGACATGCGCGTCGTTGCGTGCCAGGCCGAAGGTGGTGGCGGCCGCCAGCGTGCCCCGGAAGGCGGTGAAGGCGCCGCCATAGAGCATGCGATCCCAGCTCCAGCGCGCGGCCAGGAAGCTCTTCATCGCGTCCAGGCTGGCGCTGTCGGTATAGGGCAGGGCGATGAAGTCGAATTCCATGTCACCCAGCGCCGCCAGCGCCGTGTCGAGCGCCGGATTGGCGGTGCCGCCACTCATCGCCGTCAGCGTCACCGCCAGGCCGGCCGGGGTGCTCTCGCCGCCGGCGGCGCCGCGGTAGTTCAGCCGCAGGTCGATGTCGTTGCCGGCCAGGCCTTTGTTCTTGGCGGTCAGTGTCACCGTGCTGGTGGTGGCCGCGGCGGTCACCGGCAGATCGGCGGCGGCATTGATGGCGGCGGCAATGGCGGTGGCCACCTGCGCCGTGGTCAGGGCGGCGGAGACCAGCACCTGCACCGGCATGCCGGCGATGTAGAGGTTGAGCGTGCCGGTGACGGTCGGCGCCGCGGTGACGGCGATGCTGCCGCTGGCCGCGACGGCCGCGCCGGCATCGGCCAGCGGCAGCAGGTAGACCTCGCCGAAGGAATCGCGCTTGCGGTACCACTCGGCCATCAGCGCCAGCATGGAGCCGGCGCCGGCGGCGGTCTTGGCGCCGGAGACGCTCGGCATGATGACCGGCTTGCCGGCCTCCAGTGTGCCGTTGGCGAGCTGCTGGGCGATGATCAGCGTGCGCTGGTTCTGCTGGCCGCTGTTGGCGCGGCTGTTGTCCAGCTCGGCGAAGAACAGCGGCAGGCGCAGGTTGGACGGGATCTCGCGGAAGTTCACCATCAGGCCTGGCTTTCCGTCTTCGGCGCGGGGGCCGTGGTGGTGGCCTCGACCACGTCGCCATCGGCGAGGCGGCGCAGCCAGTAATCGGAGCGCGGCACCGTCCGGCCCTCGGCGGGCAGGAAGTCGCGCAGCTCGGGGTCGCGCACGGCGAGCCCGGGCCCGGGTTTCAGCGTCATGGGGGCTCCTATGGGGCCGTGGCGGAGGGGTCCGGGGTGACCCGGAAGAACAGGACGGGCTGCTCGCAGTCGATCACCGGCGGCGGCAGGCGGTAGATCTCGTGCCAGCGCATGTCGAAGGCGATCAGCGCCTGACCGAGCGCGCGCTCGCCGCTGCGGGCGTCGATGTTCAGCGTGGTCTTCACGCCGGCGATGCGCTCGATGCGGCCGGTGTCGGGGTCGAGCAGCTCGGGCGCGGTCAGCACGGCAAGGGTGACGGCCTGGCAGAAGCGCTCCAGCTCCGCCTCGACTTCCACGCTGCGGCGGGAGGCGGCCTCGGTCTTGATCTGCACCGCCATGGTGCAGGCCACCGCATAGGTTTCGCTCTGCAGGTCGGTGAGGGTCTTCTCTTCCTCGTAGCCATAGACCAGCGCGGCGGTCACCTCGGCCTCCTGCAGCGGCCAGTCGCGGGCGCGGAAGACGCGGCCGCCCAGCTCGGGCAGGCGCCGCTGCAGCACGGCGGCCACGATGTCGCGCACACCGGCGCGGAAGTCGCTCATGGCCCGGCACTCGCCAGAAAGCCGAGCGGCAGCACCAGCCAGCCCAGGCCGTCCGGCTGCACATCGGTGATGGAGAAGGCGCGGCCGAGGATCTGCGCGCGGTCCGTCGCGCGCAGTTCCACGCCGGGCGGCAGGTCGGCCTGCCGAATGCCCAGCACCGTCTTCTTGATGGAGAAGGGCGCGCCGTCCTCGCCCATCGCCTCGATCTGGAAGCGGTCGAAGATGCCGTCGATCTCGATCAGCTTCTCGCCGCCGCGCTGGATCAGCACGCGACCTTCGACGGCAAAGGCCTTCAGGATGGCGGCGCTGGTCAGCGCGTCGAAATCAACAGCCATGGCGGTGGCCGGCCCTTACGAGCCGACCTTGCCCCGCTGCAGCATCTCCGGCCGCGTGCAGATATGCAGCGGGTAGGAGTAGACCTCCTGGCGCCAGAAGGCATTGCGGTCGCGGTCGAAGATCGGCTGCACGTAGATCGGCTTGCCGGGGGTATTGACCCACTCGAAGTTCTCGCCCGGCGCCAGCGCCCGCTCGAAGACGCCCGGGGCGCCGACGGGGAAGAACTTCACCTTGTCCGGGGCCACCGCGATGGTGCTGTTGTCGTTGGAGCCCTGGTAGTTCTTCCAGTCGATGCCGCCGAAGGGCATGGAGGCAAAGGCCGAACCCTGGCGCAGCTCCTGCGCCGCCTGCCAGTTGAAGTAGGTCTTCACCACGTCCTGGTGGCTAATCAGCGCATCCCAGAACTCATCACCGCAGATGGCCTGCACGCGGGTGCTGGGCGTCCAGGCACCCTGCGCGGCGCGCATCATGGCGCGCACCACGGCGTTGCACTTCTTGCGCAGGTCGCCATCCTTGGGCGAGGTGGCATTCAGGTTGAAGGCGATCTCGGCCGGCTGGGTGACGCCGAATTCCTCGAACCAGTCGTAGAGCACCGAGCCATCGGCATCGAGCAGCATGCCCTGCACAGCACCGAGGCGATGCAGCTCCCAGGTGTATTCCATGTTGCTGGTCAGACCAGTGGGGCCGGCGAGGCGCCGCGCCACCTCGGTCTGCAGCTGCATCATCACGGATTCCTGGCCGAACTCGCGGATGTTCTGCAGCTCGGAGGCCATGATGGTGTCGCCATGCGCCAGGCGGTGCGCCTCGAAATAGCGCATCTTGCGCTTCTCGGTGGTGCGCTCCGTCAGCGGCGCGCCGCGCTCGCTGGTGGGGATCACCGTCAGCTTGCCGTTGCGCTCCTCGACGGCCAGCGCCGTGGTGCGGATCGGCTTGTCGGTGAAGATGTTCAGCTCACCGAGGCCGGTGGGCAGATAGGGGGTGCGCTCGACGAAGGTCGTCAGCTCGATGGTCGAGAAGGCGTCGTCGCGGAACAGATTCAGGATGGTCACGTGGAGGGGGCTCCATCGGAGGGGACGGGCGCCGGGCGGCGCGGGCCCAAACAGTCGGGAAAGGGCGGCGCCCGCGCGGCAGCGGGCTCCGGGATCAGCGGGCGACGATGCCCTTGGCGCGCAGGTCGGCGATGCCGGCGGTCTTGCCGGCGGCATCCACCGCGGCGTCCCAGCGCAGCTCGGAGGCATTCACCTCGGCGTCACGGCTGACGATGGTGACCGTCTTCTGCCCACCGGCCGGCACGATCACCGAGCCATAGAGGATGCAGGAGGCGGCCTCGCTGCCGTCGGTGCCGGCATTGTCGTAGGGCGCCAGGCTGCCGTCGGCGGTCAGCGTCGCCAGCACCAGGCCGGCATCCAGCACCAGGTCGGCGCCGCCAGCGTTCTTGATGATGCCGGTGTCGCGCGAGCGGAAGCCATTGGCTTCGCTGATCAGGAAAGCGCCGTTGTAGAAGCGCTCGGAGATGACGGGGGAGACCATGGTGTCGGTCCTTCCTTACTTGCGGCCGATGCCGGCGCGCTGAGCGGCCGCATCCCAGGAGTTGGCCTTGGCCTGACGGCCGGAGGGCGGCGGCGGCGCGAAGGCGCTGGGGCGGTGGCCGCCATAGGCGCCCATGCGCTCACCCAGCCCGCCGCCGGTGGAAGCGGAGGCCTCTTCCTGCGGCAGGGTCTTCAGCACGCTGATGGCCTGGCTGGCGGTCATCTTGGTGTTGAAGGCGAGGTTGGCGGCGGCGGCGACGCGGCCGGCGGCGTGCTTGGAGCCGAAGATGGCGGCGCAGCGGGCGCGCTCGCGCTTGCGGGCGGCGCGGGCCTTGGGGTCGCGGTCGTCCGCGTCGTCCTGCCGCTCCTCCTCGTCCTCGTCGTCATCCTCGGCGGCGGTGCGGCGGCCCTTGGGACCGTCTTCCTCGTCGTCGTCTTCCTCAGCGCGGCGGCCCTTGGCCTTGCGGCTCTTGGGCGCGTCGTCCTCGTCGTCGTCTTCCTCGGCACGGCGGCCCTTGGCCTTGCGGCTCTTGGGCGCATCGTCCTCGTCGTCGTCTTCCTCGGCACGGCGGCCCTTGGCCTTGCGGCTCTTGGGCGCATCGTCCTCGTCGTCGTCCTCTTCGGCACGGCGACCCTTGGCCTTGCGGCTCTTGGGGGCGTCGTCCTGGTCGTCGTCATCCTCGGCGCGGCGGCCCTTGGCCTTGCGGCTCTTGGGCGCGTCGTCGCGCTCGTCATCGTCCTCGGCGCGGGCGTTCGTGCCGGGATTGCCAAGCAGATGCGCGAAGCTCAGGGCCCGCAGCATGGGGGAACGGGGCATCAGTACCTCGTAGGGGTCAGGGGGCGCCGTGAAGCGGCGCGATCAGAGCGAGCGGAGCAGATCCGCCATGGCGGAGTTCGGGGCGCGCACCGCGTCCGCGAAGCCGATCTCGACACCGGCGGCGCCGAGGAAGGTGCCGGCCTGGGTGCCGCGCACCACCGAAGCCTTCAGGTCCCGGTTGCGGGCCACCGTCTCGATGAACAGCTCGCCCATCGTGTCGATATCGGCCTGCATGCGGCCGAGCGCGCCCTTGCTGAGCGGCTCGACTTCATTGCCCTCGGCCTTGAACGCGCCGTAGCGGATCACCGTGACGGTGAGGCCGGCTTTGCCCAGCGCCTGCGACATATCGACATGCATGCCGATGACGCCGACGCTGCCGGTGCCGCCGGTGCGGGGCACGGTGATGTGGTCGCAGGCGCTGGCAAGCGCGTAGGCGGCCGAATAGGCGCTCTCATCCAGGATGGCCCAGAGCGGCTTCTCGCCGCGCATGCGGAAGACCATGTCGGCCAGGTCGAAGCAGCCGGCGACCTCGCCGCCCGGGCTGTCGATCAGCAGCGCGATGGCCTCGACCTCGGGGTCATCCAGCGCCGCCAGCAGGTTCAGCCGGATGCCGTCATAGCCCGTCATGCCGCTATAGGGGCGGAGCGTGCCGAGCTTCTGCACCAGGGTGCCCGTGACGGGCACCAGGGCCACGCCGTTGACCACCTCGTAAGGGCGTTCCTCGGCGCGGCGGCTGAAGGACTTGCCGCCCTCGTCGTCCTGGTCGAAGGCCCCGGGCTTCAGCCCCAGCATCTCACCGCCCCGGAACAGGTGGGCGATGCCGAGCCGGTCGGCCAGCGCCGCCATCACCACCTCGGCCTTGCCGGGGTGGATGGCGATGGGCGTGTTGAAGAGCCGCTGCGCCAGGTGCGGGAAGTGGTTCATGCCTGCCGCCCGTGCTTCAGCGCAGCGACTACCAGCACGGTGCCGCCCGCCACGATGGCGGCCATCAGCAGCAGGCTCAGGATGACGGCGGCGATGACGCCGCCGACCGCGCCGAGGCCCACCATGACCAGGATGGCGACGGCCGCCGCCAGCGCCCGCAGCAGGGTGACAAAAGCCCGCACCAGCGGGCGCAGCAGGGCGGTCATCGCACGTTCTCCAGGGTGTCCCAGCCCGGCGGCGCCAGCGCGGCGTCGGTCGGCGGGAAGGCCTCGCCGGGCATCAGGGTCATCATCGCGCCCGGCTGGTTCATCGCGGCCCGCAGCTCCGCCATGGCCGCTGGGTCGAGCGGCGGGATGTGGACCGCGCGCAGCTCGGCCAGCAGCGCCTCGCCGTGCCGGAGCCGTCCCGGCCCGGGCAGGACATTGGGCGCCGCCGCGGCGAGCGGCAGCGCCGCCAGCAGGCCCAGGAGCCCGCGGCGTTCGGTGGTCTTCATGCGATGCCTTTCAGGTGCCGTCGCGGTTGGGCTGCGGGTCGGGGCGCTGCTGGTTCTGGTAGAGCGGCGAGCCCATGGCCCAGGTCGGCAGCGCGAGGCCGCGCCGCTTCATCATCGCGACTTCGAGCTGGCGCTGGTCGAGCACCTCCTCGTAGTCGCGGCCCTGCTCGGCGCACTCGTCTTCCAGCGTGCCAAAGCCGGCTTCCATGCCCAGCACCGCGCCCTGGCGCTCGGCCACCGGGTCCACCCAGCCACGCGCTGGGCCGATCCAGCGGCAGGCCATGTAGGCCGTCCGCATCTCGGCGAAGGCGGGTGCGTTGCGCGGCAGCGGCACCCGGCCCAGCGCGATGGCCTCTTCCAGCCAGGCGCCATAGATCGGGTTGGCGAAGCCGATGGCGAAGTTGTCGCGGCGGCGCTTCAGCGTCTTCCAGGCCTCCAGCATCGCCGCGCGGGCGCTGCTGTAGTTGGTCTTGCTGTAGTCCCAGCTCAGCTGCTCGGCCGATTGGCCGGTGGCCGCCGCAAAGCGCCGCAGCACCGCGCCCTGGAAGGCTTCAAAGCCGCTGTTCGGTCGCGTCGCGGTGACCGACTTCACTTCCTCGCCTGGCGCCAGGGTTGGCAGCCGCACGCCGTTCAGGCTGAGCGGGTTGGTGGCGTGATGATCCTTGCGGACCTGCTGATAGGCGCTCAGCGCGTCATCCTCGTTGAGGATGTTCTGCATGTCCGCCGGATCCAGCGGGCTCTGGATGAAGGTGGCGAAGATGGTCTGTAGCAGCGCCTGCTGCAGCTCGGCCTGGTCGTAGCGCGAGAGCATGCGCATGGCGCCCAGCACAGACGTCAGGATGCTGGTGCCGCGATGCTGAGTGCGCCGCTCCGGCTCGAAGTCATGCACCACCACCGGGCGGCCCCAGGGCGTCTCGCGCTCGAAGTAGTCCCAGCGCTGGCTTTCCTGCGCCTGATAGGTGTCGCCCTCATGCGCCTGGCGGATGTGGTAGCCGACCGTGACGCCTAGCCCGTCAAGCTGGCAGCCACCGCGCAGGAATCCCGTGTCCATCTGGCGATAGGGGTTCGACAGCCGGTCAGGATCGACCATCTGCACCGCTGTGGCGTAGCGGGCGCCGCCGGCATAGACCCGCTCCGGCAGCCAGAGCAGCGGCGCGATGGCATCGCCGTCCACCAGCTTGTGTCGCAGCGCCAGCCAGAACATCTGCGTCATGGTCAGCTGCCGGGCGGCGTCGCAGTGCTTGCCGGCGTCATTGGCCCACATGCGCCACTCGGCCTCGGCGGCCCGGCCGAACTCATCGGCCCAGGTGGCATCGAAGCGACTGCCGCCCATCAGTGCCAGGGCGCGGTAGTCGGGCTTGGCGACCAGGCGGAACTGCGAGCCCACCGCGCTGTCCACAATGCGGGTGATGCCGCCGGAGGCCCAGCCGTCGTTGCGCACCACATCGCGCGAGCGCGCGACCATGCGGTCCCGGTCGTTGTTGATCTCGCCGTCGGCCGAGCGCAGCCAAGGGTTCCAGTCCCCCATCTCCTGGCCAAAGAGGTTGGCGGCGTCATAGGCGAAGCCGCCCGCCATGCCGCCCATGCTGGGGCCGCCGTTGTGGCCCATGCGGGAGCGGGAGGGCGTTTTGGCCTGCGCCGGCACCGCCGTCGCCTTGGCCGCCGGGCGAGCAGCGGTGCGGGGCTTGCGGGGGCTCACCGGAACCTCACCGCAATGGCGCCTTGTGCGACGCCCAACGCCAGGTTGATCTGGCGGATCAGGAGCCGGACCTTGGTGTCATCCGCCGCCGTATAGGTGACGGAGCGAGATCCGGTGCCCTGGGCATAGGCCACCGTGACCGCCTTCTCGCCGGCCGCCAGCGACAGCAGCGCCTCCTGCAGCGCCGCGCGGCGCGCGATCAGCAGGTCGCGCGACATGCCGGCGAAGGTGCCGCTCTGAATAGTTCCCGACATGCTGTCCTCATCAGGCCCAGCGCGATTTGCGCGCGACGGCCTTTGGTGGAGGCGGCGCGGCCGGCGGGGCCGGCTCGCCTGCCGTGGCAGGGATGGCGCGGCGCTGGAGATCCTCCGGCGTCGCCTGATAGGGCTGGGCGGCCTCCTCGGCGCGGCGGTTGAGGCCGAGACCGAAGTGCAGCAGGCCGCAGAGCGCGGCATAGGCATAGACCCGGCAGTCCAGCGCCTCATTGCGCCGGCCGGGCAGCTGCACCCAGACCCGGTACTTGCGGCCGCTGGCTTCCTTCACCTCCAGGCGCTCGGCCAGCAGGTGGGCGTACCAGTTGATGTCGCGGTCGTGCGGCACGTGCATGTAGCCGGCGCCCGGCGCCTCGATCGCCAGCCGGGCGCGGATCACGTCCTTCGCGGCATTCACGCCGAGCATGATCGGGCGGTAGCTGGCCTTGGTGCGCGACATCGGCCGCTTGGTCGGCCAAACCGGGTTGCGCACGCCGTTCTGCGCGCTCTCGCCCTTGATGCCCCAGATCTTGCGACCCAGGCGGGCTTTGCAGAACTCGTAGACCTTCTGCGTGTTCTGGCCGCCGGTATCGATGCAGGTGGCCGCGATGACGAAAGGCTTGCCGTCGTCGCGCAGGAAGGTCTGCTTCAGAAAGGCATCGACCCAATCCCACACTTCGTCGGTGTTGGCGTCACCTTCCCTCACCTCGTAGGTGATCGACCAGCTTTCCTCATTGCGGCCCCAGCCCACCACCTCCAGCTCGACGCGATCCGGCTGCACGTCGATGCCGCAGGTCAGGATGGCGACGCCATGCGGCACCTGGCCCGCCCATTGCTCGCCGCGCTCGGCCAGCTTCTCCAGCACCAGCGCCTTGCCGCCATTGGGGCGGTAGGGCAGCCCGGCCTGGGTGTTCCACCAGCTCTGCAGCAGGTCCTCGTTGCCCTGTGCCTTCAGCCACTTGTCGGCGATATCGTTGGGCTTGTCCTTCTGCCAGGGGCTGAACAGCTTGCCGGCCTGGAAGCCGGCATGCTTGTTCGGCACCGACCAGCTGCCGCAGTGGGCGCATTTGGCGCGGTAGACCGCCCAGCGCGGGCCGCTCCACCAGTCCCAGACCTGCAGCACCGGATCCAGCGCGGCTGTGCCGTCCTCGGCCTCCCGCGCCGCGCGCCAGGCGCGCTCATAGGCCTCCAGCGGAAACTGCAACTCACCGCAGCACTTGAAGGGCCGCGTCTGGTGGTGCCGCGTCGTCTCCAGCGCCCGCAGGCGCTCGCCCTCAGACCAGGGTCGCCGGCAGGCTTCGCAGTAGATCTGCGCCGTCTCCGGGTGGTGCGTCACACCCTGCGGCGTGACGTCCTTGTCCCAATCGACATGCTTGAAGAAGTCCAGGAACTGCCGGTGCCGGCAGTGCGGGCACTCCACCGAGGCCCGCCGCTGGTCGCTCTCGGCATAGCTGCCGGCGATGCGGCTTTCGTCCTCGACGGTGGGCGAGCAGACCCGCAGGCTGAGCCAGTTGACGCCGAAGGTGGCGGTGCGTTCCTCGGCCAGCGCGATGGGATCGCCTTCGCGGGTGACCGGGTATTTGTCCACCTCGTCGCAGAGCAGCACCCGGATCGGCCGGCGCGCCAGGTTGTCCGGGCTGCCGGCGCCGGCCAGCGCCAGGAAGCCGCCGGGGAAGCTCTTGAAGAGCAGCGTCTCGTCGGCCTTGCGTGTCTTGGCGGTGCCGATCAGGCCGCGCAGCACGGGCGTCGCCCGCACCATCGGCGTGATGCGCTCTTTCGAGAACTGCTCGGCGGCCGCTTCCTTCGGCTGCAGCAGCAGCATCGGGCAGGGATCGAGATGGGCGAAGAAGCCGAAGACATTCTCCAGCAGCGCCGTCTTCAGCAGCTGCGTCGAGACCATCGCCGTGACGATGTGGACGCCTGGCTCGGTCACCGCCAGCATCGGCCCGCGGGCCACTTCGACGGTGCCCGTGCGCCAGTCGCCGGAGGTGGAGCCGGCCTCCTTGGCCAGCTTGCGGTTGCGGTCGGCCCAATCCGGGACGCTGATGCGGGGCGGCGGGGTCCAGCCCTTGCGGGCAGACAGCCGGAGCCGGTCAGTCTTCGATAAGGTCGCTGGCTTGGGGTTCTCCAAGCTCCTCAAGTTGCTGGTGGACATAGGGGTTCAGCGCCTCGACGACTTTGGCCGCCTCCAGGCCCAGGTCGGCCGCGAGCCGCGGCCCAATCTTGGATGGCCAGTTGATCCAGGCGTCGCGCCACTGGCGGGCGCTCTCGAAGAGCACCCCCTCGGCCAGGGCCAGCTCGATCAGCGCGCCGGCGCGCTTCTGGGCATCGAGCGCCTGCTTCAGGGCCAGGGCGGCCGCCTTCACGCGCTCGGAGGTGGCGAGCGCCGGGAAGTCGCCGCTCAGCACCCGGCGGGCAAACTCATCGAAGTCGATGTGTTCGCTATCCTCCCCATCGCTCTCGCTGGCGCGGCGGCGCTTCAGGGCGCCGCCATGCGGCTGGCCTTCCAGCGCCTCCTGCGGCCCGCCAGGTGCGGACACTGGCGGTGCGGCGGTGCGGACATCGGGTGCGGACATGTCCGCACTGTCCGCAGCGCTGTCCGCACCTGTGTCCGCACGCCGGTTGGCCTTGCGCCAGCCGGTGCCGACCAGCGCGGGCGACAGCTTCCCGTCAGGGAAAGGGGTGAGATATCCGCCACTTATGGCGCGGCGGATGATCTTGTCGCTGACGCCTTCGCGGCGGGCAAACTCGCGAATGGAGATGGCGTCCGCAGCGGGTGCGGACACTGCGGACACTGCGGACATGATTTCATACCCCGTCGCTGGAGGTGGGCGGGGGGGCGAATTGTCCCGCAGGTCCCTACCCCCCGGGGAAGGACCCAAGAAGGGGGGGGGCTCCGGCTCAGGAGGCCGGATCGTCCTTCGGCTCGGGCAGCTGTTCCCAGGAGAGGGAGACACCGAACTGGTCCCCGAAGCACGCGATGCCAGGTACGCGCCGCTCTTCGCCTTCGGGCATGCTCTGCACCAGCGGGTCGTCAGGGTAGAGCTTCTTCAGCCCTTGGACGATCTCGGAGACCGAGAACTTGACCCTGACAGATCTAACGACGTCCATCCTCATTTCCTTGCCGATGCCAGTGCCTTCGCCAGCGATTGGCGGAAGGCAGCAGGCCATGCCGCCTGAGCGACTTTCATGGTGCGCGTCTTGAAGCCGAAGCGCGGTCGGTAGGTTGCCTTGGTTGCGTAGAAGGCCAGCAGCTTGGTGGCGCCGCCCTTCAGGCGCTGCCAGAGGCCTGGCACGCCGTCGAGCTTGCCGCTGAAGGCGGCGGGCTTGGCGCGCGCCGCAGCCACCGCGCCCCTGGGCATGTTGCCGTACTGGTTCCGCCGGATCTGGCGCGGCAGCAGGATGGCCCGCTTCTTCGGCTGCCTGGTTCCGCCGGTCTCCTGCAGCTCCAGGTACTCGGCCTGCTTGTCCTTCACGAAGACCCGCGCCTCCAGCGTCGCCTTGGTGGCGCGCTGCACGCCGATGCTGTTCATGGTGAAGGGCGTCGGCCGGTCAAAGATCGAAGGCAGCTGCCGCCGCACCGCGATCTGCGCGGCGGCGGCAGTATCGTTCAGCGCCTGGGCAGCCGCGAAGGGCACCTGCTTCCGCGCCAGGTCATCCAGCGCCCGGGTCATGGGCCGGAAGTCGGCGCGGAAGTCGGGCTTCACGGAATGCGCCGTAGGCAGGATGCGACTCACAGCCACGCAACCTGCGAGAGCCTTTCGTGTTGGTTATCAACCAGAGATTTCGGTCTCTCAGAAGGGCAGGGCATCATGTTGGCTACCGTCGGGACCATCGCTGCTACCGCTCTCGCGGCGCCATTGATTGCAGGCGCCCTGGTCGGGCTGGCCATGGTAGGTGTGGCAGTGGCTGGGCATCTCACGAGCCTTGTTCCAAAGCTGCCCTTCCAGGCGTAGCCCGCAGAAGCGGCACCTGCACTAGCACGCCGCTGGCCAGCTTCTCATTGATGACCCGCTGGTCATCGCGCAGCAGCCAGTTGGCCAGCAGGTAGACCGGCGTGCCGTGCGGGCGGTGCATGAAGCCGGTCGATCGATCAGCCACCGCATGCACCTCCTGCCCTTCCGGCGTCCGGTACTGGCCCTGCCCCGTTGGTTCCCAGCCGAACTCGGTGGTCACCAGCTGGTGCGCCTTCGCCATGCTGCGGGAGACCAGCAGCGCCACGGGGCGCTGGGTCTGCGGCATCAGCGGACCTCCAGCATGGTGTAGGCCTTGCGGCCTTCCTTGCCGGGCATGTGCTTCCCGATCATGGAGCGCGTGATCTTCGGCCCTACCGTTTCCGGCAGCTCGGCCACGTCGGTGCGCGTCAGCACATGCGTGCCGGCGTAGGCAACGGACGCATCGCCCATCGCTTGCAGCAGCACCGGCTTGATCTCCTTCAGCCGCTTCTCCAGCCGGTTCTTCTCCGGCGCGGCTTTGGCGTACTCGGCGGCCAGCTTCACCAGCGCCGGGTCCGTGATGACCGGGTAGTTGGTGCCGGCGGGCGCCGCCGGCGCCGGATCCGCCGCGGCCGTCTTGGCGCGCGACTTCGAGGTGGTGGCCATCAGGCGGAGGTCCTCTTCAGGATGCGGGCCACCTGCACGGGGTGCCAGACGTCACCGCCTGCAGGTGTGCGGATGCCGCGCGCGGTCAGCGCCTCGGCGATCTGCGAATGGTTGGCGCAGCCGGCCTTCCGCGCCGCCAGGATGGCGGGCAGCACATCGCGGGCGTGCTGCGCGGCCTTGGCGATGCGGATCTGGGTGGCCTGGCTGACGGCGCCGCCGTCGCCGGCGCGGAGCTGCGGGTTGCCGAGCTTCACGCCGCGCGCCTTGGCTGCTTGCAGGGCAGCCTTGGTGCGCGCCGAGATCATCTCGCGCTCATGCTCAGCCACGGCGGCCAGGATGTGGATGGTCAGGCGGCTGGCATGCGGGTTGTCGCAAGCGACGAACTCGATGCCGGCTTCCATCAGGTTGGAGACGAAGGCGACGTTGCGGGCCAGCCGGTCCAGCTTGGCGATTACCAGCGTGGCGCGGCGCGACCGGCAGGCGGCGATGGCCGCGAGGATCTGGGGGCGGTCATTCTTCTTGCCGCTCTCCACCTCCCGGAACACGTCCAGGATGCGGCCGCCGGCGGCGCGCACATGGCGCTCAACCGCCTCCTGCTGGGCCTCCAATCCGAGGCCGCTGGCGCCCTGCTTGTCGGTGGATACGCGGTAGTAGGCGACGAACCCCGGAACGCCGTCCCCGCCCCCCAGCCTCTTCAGCGGGGTTTTGCGGGCCATTCTGGATCCCGATTATGGGTCGGAGGGGGTGAACACTACGAAACGGTCGTTTGACGAAATGTGCAGGCCACTGGGGATCTTTGTTCCAAAAGGAAGAGGGCGTTCGGTCGAATGATCAGCACCTCCCAACGCATCAGGCATGCGATCATCGCGGCCTAGACTGCGCTAAAATCGCGGCGGCGTGATCCCACATGCGCCGCCACCGGTCGGAATGGTTCCGACAGCGTTTGCACTGGCCACATATGGAACACGAAGCTGGGCGGAAGCTGTCTCATCACCAGGCAGCTGCCGAGGAAGGCGCTGCTGATTGGGACGATTTGTGGACAACATGGCAGCAGGTGCGCCGCGCCATTGAGCAGGCAGTCGCAGAGAATCCAAACGGCTTCGATCCTCAGCACCTGGCAGATCTGCGAATGCAAGAATTGCGAGCCTGGAAGAGGCTCCAGAACGCCACTGCATTACGTGCTCTGGATAGGATGAGGATGGATAAGCTTTAGTTGGTTTTTGAAACCGTAGGATCAGCGGCTTTAACCTCTTTGACGGCTTCACGCTCTTCAACCAAGCCGATAGAAGAGCGCCCGCAACGCGCAAGGGGGCACAAGCCGAATGGCCACGATTCAGATCAACAGTGCAGATCTCGCTGTGCTGTGCGCATCAGCTTTGAAATCACTAGAAGGCCAGACGGGCCGCGGCCGCTCAGGCGCTGAAATCATCGTCCGACGGCTCAGCCAAATTGCCAGCCTGGAGACCCCGATTGTTGGCAAGCAGATCTTCCAGATCATTCTGGCCGATCATGAGGTGGAAGCCTTGCGGGTCGCGTTTCACGGCCAAGACTGAGACCTGGTTCAATCATGTCAACCGCAAGTATTTGACCTGATGTGCAAACGCGCGCCTGATAGTTGCGCCTTCGAGCAGGAGAAATTTAATGGCTCCGCTACCGGTTGATAGGCAGTGTACCAACAACGTGATCCGCGATGTTGTCCGCCAGGCATCCCGCTGCGAGCCGAGCGCGTCGCCGGAAGCCATGGCCACGGTCATGGTTCTGGCGGTATGTCGTGAAGCGGGGATCATCCATTCGGACATCCCGCTTCTGCTGCGCCAGGGCTTAGCCCGAGGCCGTTTCACGTGCTGACCTGACAGACCGTTTCAGCTGCATGCGTCCGTTTGACGAAATGTGCGGACAGGCGCTTGATGTTCAGGCAGTCGAAAGGGATGCTTGATGCCCCTGACCGATGACGATAGGCGGGATGTCAAAGATCAGCTCCGCGACATCATCCGGCGCTCCGCAATCACAGGGCAGTACGACAGCCCAGAGACCGCCGCCGCGCTCGTGGTGCTGGTGATCTGCCGCGAACTCGGCGTTCCGCAGGAAGACGTGCCTGCTGTGCTGCAGAAAGGATTGCAGC